AATATTTTGATCTTTAACTAATTGGTTAACATCAAAATCAGCTTCCCATAATGGTTTTACATCAATACCTTTAGCGCTTCTGTTTAATGCTTTTTTATCAACTAACTTATATTTAAAGTTTTTTACATAAACATTATTTGTTACACCTTCAGGACCAGCAGGAGCACCAGGACCTACTGTTGCGCCAGGACCTTCTTTAATTTTTTTCTTAAAAGCATACTTAGTAGCATAGTTTTCTCCTTCAGTACCTGAAGTAAAACCAGCTTGTCCAGCACCACCACCTACAGTAGACATTTCATCTAATTTATCTTTAATAGCAGCATATTGGTCTGGATAGTATTTACGTAAGTGTGATCTAAAACTATTAAATACTTGTTTTAAATTATCATATACTTTTACTACTGCAGCATCATCTTTTCCTCCTGGGGATTTAACTAGATAAGATAAGGCGTTAGTAGCTGTATATAATTTTTCTAATGAGTCTGTAAAACTAGCTAATTTAATAATTTGACTATCAACAGAACCAGTATCAGGATCTACACTTATTGTTTTAAAATAGGTTTTTAAATCAGCAGAAAAAAAGTCATTTTTCATATCTACAGGTCCATAAGTTTTTTCAATACGTTGAATTAACGAAGGATCTACTTCTGTAGCTTTAAAAGTTTCTTTAACCTCTGCTATTTTATACTTAAAGTTACCCATGGATTTTAGTTAATTCCTCTAATAATTCGTAATATTGTAAAAGGTTAACCAAATCATCATTACCAATTTTAGATACTTTATCTAAAGGAGTGATAATATTTTTTATTTCTTGTAACTTAATTTTAGTAGCTTTGTTTGTAACTTTAGAAGTCAAATCAGTTAATTGTGATTTAATTTCTTCTATTTTAGAATTATAAAATTCTCTTAGTTTAGGAGTTGAATCAACAGAATTGATAAATTCTCTTAAAACGGATTTTTGACTGTCATTTAAATCAGCATACTTACCATTAAATTTTTCTAACATTACTTTGTATGTTAAGATTCTAAGATCTTTATCGTATGACTGAAATTCTGTCATTAAATCATCTTCTACTTTTTGTTTTTGAACAAGTTTAGATGATAAATGTTCTAATAAAGAAATTTTGTTAGAAATAATCTGGTCAGGGTTAGATAAGTTTTCACTATTATACACTTCTATTAATGTATATAATGAAGCATAGGCTTTATAATTAGGTAATTTAGTTTTAAAAAACTCTTCTAAATTATAATGCTTTTGAATCTCATTGATTAGATTATACTTTTGTCTTTTTAAAGCACTTCTATTTAAATCTTTAGAAGATTCAATTAAAGTATTAATTACGGTTTCGGCTTTACCTTCAGTAATATGTTTGTATTTAGATAAGGCTTCATATAATTTATATTCTCTACCTAACTCTGTTTTAACAAAATATTTCTTTAATATGCCTGTTGCTTTAGAATCCTTACCAGATAAAGTATCCGCGGTAATTTGCCTAACCAAAAGTTCAAATAAAAGTCCCGTATTCTTATATTTAGAATGTTTAATATTCATTCTTAGTTTTTGTTATAAATATATAAAGATTTTTATTCCTTTAAGTTAGACTCATCTAATAATGATTCCCCATTATTAGTTTTATTAAACACAATCTTTTTCTCTAAAGACTCTAATAATGTTTTATTTTTCGCCTTAATTTCTAAAGCTAACGGAGAAACATCTTTTTTAGGTCTGCCGTATCCTTCTTGGTCATCATTTTTCATAGCATCTCTACCTAATCTATCACGACCAAACGCGTTATCTTGCGTATTAATATTAGATACTTTTTCTTTTGGTCTACCTAAAGGTGCTTTTTCATCATATCCATCAGGTAACTCATTTGCTGAGTATCTGCCTTTACCATATAATGAAGCTAAGTCATGTGGTGTACCATATGATTTGCCTGTTTCTAAAGGATCATTTCCTTCTTCACCTATTTGTTTAAATCTAAATGCTCGTTTTTGATCTTGAGCAATTAAGTCTCTATACTCTTCATACTGATCTTGGCTAAAGTGGAATATGTTTTCATAGATCCAATCAGAAGGAACTAATTTAGTTTCAAGCATTTGGGCAGCTAAATCCATTTTTTCCTTCATTAAAGCAATACGTTCTTGATCATATATAATAGAAGGAGTAGTTAATGATAATTCAAAATTAGCTAAACTATCAGCTGTATAACCTTGTGTATATAAATGTACTAAAGCAATTTTATATAATTCTGATAGTATAATACGTTGTAATCTATCAACTGTACGAGCAAATCTAATATCTTCAGCAGCTAATGTAGCTTTACCTTGCAAGTTTTCATCATAACCCATGAATGCTTTAGGTACTTTAAGAGCAGCAAATAATTTATCTCTTAAATAAGTAACATCATCAATACCAGTATATGATAAACCCGGAGCTGTTTCAATTTTAGTTGATGTATCATTGCCTCTAATAGGAATATAAAAATCTTCTAATAAGTTTTGAGCATTATATTTTAAATTATATTCACCTGTTTGTCTATCTTGTAATGGAGTACGTTTCATAGTAGAAATAGTTTTCTGCATGAAATTATCTACTTCATTTGGAGGAATAGAACCAACATTAATATAGAATATACGTCTATCTGGTGAGCGAGAGATTCTATGAATTAACATGGCATCTTCCATTAATGCGTATTGTTTATAAATTCTACGAGCAGGTTCTAAATATGAACGACCATAAGGTAAATAGTTAACATCTGTCATTAAACGAAAATGCGCCATTTCATAATTATCAAAATAAATAGATGTTGAATCCTTAGCTGCTGTCATTTGAGGAGTAGGATAGTAAGCTGAGCCGCCACCATAAACACCTTCAGGAGAGTATTTAAATCTTACCGCGTTTGGGTATTCTTTATCATAATTTTCTTGTCTTTCAATATGGTAAGCTGTAAAAGGAATCACATTATAAACACCATATTTTTCAGCAATTTCTAACTTTAAGAAAAAGTCACCATATTTGCACATTTGGCGAATCCAAGACCATAAATTGAATTCAACATTTAATACATCATAAAATAAATTATAAAGTACTTGTTGAATATCTTCGTCATTAGATCTAATTTGAAGTACTTCTCCCATTTCATTTCTAAGAGTAGCTTCTTCAGATATAATATCAAGGGCAGAAGCAACAATAGCGTCATTATCCATAATATCATAATCTGAATATATAAACGTTCTTAAATACTGATAGTTAATATTAACTTGAGCACCGTATAAAGATGAAGCCGCTGGTGAATAAATTCTATTGAATCTATCCATTAATGAATTTGTAGCTACATCACCTGATCTCTGTATGCTATCTACGTCTAAAACCTTTAATTCTCCTCCACCTTGATTCCTGATGATTACGTCAGTAGAGAATAATCGTTGTAAACGTGTAAATAAACTAGTATTTGCCATAGAAATATATTATAAATATTATAAAAGCCATTTAATGTCCTCCATTCCGTTACCTGTTTCAATAGAATAAGGATTAGGAACATTATTTGAATTATAAGCACCTGTAAAACCAGATGTGCCTTTTGAAATGTGATTTAATGTTGCTCTAGTTAAATCATGAGATTGTTGTTGGAACTTTAAAGATGTATCTCTTAAATACATAGCAATACCAAATGGCATAACTAAGTCATCATTATAACCTACTTGTGCTTCTGGTCTGCCATTTTTCCAAATAAAGACTTTCATTTCTTCTAACAATCGTTTTGAACGAATAGTTACAGAACGATCTCCAACATATTCTCTAAATTTATTTACAACTAAAGGTCGTGTTCTTAAAGACATAGTAAAGCCGGGTGTAACATTATCACTGTTTTCATACTTATTAAAATACGAATCAACTGTTAAAGTATCACTCTTAGGTGAATAATAGATGTTTCTATATCCTCTTTCTAATACTGATTCTATAGTAGCCCATCCTATAGATGCATTTTCTATTACTAAAAGAGCTTGGTTATATTCAGTAGCAATAGCTACTATAAAATACCCAAATTCTTTAGGTGACATTTGTCCTTTATATTCAGCAACTTGAGTATTAGTTGCTATATCCATCACATGAAAAGTTGAGAAATCTTTACCATCACCTCTAGCTACGTCTGCTACTACCATATACTCACGTGTATAATCTGCAGGTTCCCATATCCATAAATTTTGGTCAGCTCCTCTTCTTTCAACTGGTTCTTGTATTGTTGTTTCTTTAATAAAATCTAACCATTCATTATAAAATACAATATCTCCTGATGTACTAAAATCACAATCACACTCTTGAGATGCTAATCTAGGATCTCCTAATAGTTCATCTTGACGTTTTCTCCAAGCTTCATCTCGTTCAGGGTGAACAAACCAAGGTAATTTGATAGGTAAAAAGTCATTGTCTGCTGATTCTGCTGCTACCCATGTTTTATGGAACCAGTTTCCAGTTCCATACGGTGTTGAAAGTACAATTGCTCCACCACCTGTAGCTAATGTTTGTTGTGCTGATGCCCATATTTCTCCAATTTGTTCAATAAAAGCTGCCTCATCGACAATCAGCAAAGATACTGCTTCTGATCGACCTGCATCACTTGATGCTGAAGTGGCTTTAATTTGTGATCCATTACTTAATCTAAGTGTTAATTTGTTGTGTTCATCTGCTGGTATTTTAAGCCATGAAGGTAAGTTATCAAACATAAACTTAACCTTTGTAACCATGTTTTTAGCAGTTTCTTGTTTAGTCGCAATACAAAGTACGTTTTTATCTTTATGGAATAACATTAACCATAAAGAATAACCTGCGGCTAGTGTTGAGATACCTAACTGTCTTGATTTTAATACAATTGAGTATGGGTTATCTCTAAATAAATGTAATACTTTATCTTGGAAAGGATATAAATTAAATAATACTCTACCACGTTGAGGATGTTGGATGTGGCAGTATTTCCTCATAAAGTGGGCAGGATCATTTAAGCACTTAATGTACTCCTGCCTTATAACTTCTTTTAAATTTACATTTTCACTCATAAAATAGCTAAAACAAAACCTATACTTGCTAATGCTAAAGCAACAACTACTTTTTTAAGTTTGCCTTCAAGATCAGATATTTTTTTATTTCTTTCTTCAATTTGTCCGTCTTTAGCTTTGATAGTACCTTTTAAATCTCCTATTTTACTTTCTAAAACAGTTCTAGTAGTATCACATACAAACAAAGCACTGTCTTGAAAATGAATTACTGTACCCATTGTAGTGATAGAGTCACGAGATACTTTTAATTCTTTTTTAAGATTATCTCTATCAGCTTTTACCAATAAAGCATTTTTTAAGGATTTAATAGGAACTATTACAGTTGAATCACTTAAACGCTGTTGTGAAAGTGCTGATGATATCATCATCAGACATATTATTAAGGCGGTCGCGTTCTTTTTCATATTCTTGTTTATATTTAGCTGCTTCTTTAGCAGTTTCTTTTAATTTATTTTTATTAACTAAAATTAAAGAATCTAAAATAGCTCTAGTAGAGTCTAAAGTTGAAATAGTTAAATCTTTTTTTCCAATTTCAATTGCTAAAGAATCTATAGTTCTTTGATATTGTTTATCTTTATCTGAAGAATAGCTTTGTTTGTAATTAAATAACCCATAGACTATAATGCCTATTAAAACAACCGCAACTAGTGTTAATAAAAAGTTTTTCATATTATCCGATTAATCCACCGGTATCAATTTTAACGTCTCTTTCTTTAAACGCTTTAATTAATTCTGGTTTCTTAATAAATTGTTTCAAAGCAGCCATTTTTTTATCACGCTCGGCTCCTTTTTCCATATCTTTTACTTTTTTAACTAAAGTTTTTAACTTGTCTTTAAAGTCTTCAAATTGGTCTGTTGGGACTTTAAACTTAGAAGGAGCACCTTTTACTTTTTCTTTTTCAAGTTCAGCTTTAGTAGGTTCTTTATCATCTTCTTCTTCTTCTAAAGTAACACTACCTCCTGCTTTTAAAGTATTTAAAGCAGTGGCTTTATCTTTAGCAGCTGCAAACTTAGGATCTTTTTGAAGAGCACCTACAGCGGCTACACCTACATAAGTACCTTCCTCTACAGATTCTTCTGAAAGAAGTTCGTATATGTTATCTTTGATTTGTTTCTTTAATTCAGATAATTTCATACCCATAAATATTAACCAAAAATTGTTTCTTTCATTTTTATAATACGTTCTTCAGTACTACCTGATAGTTCAACTAGATTTTTAATTTTATGATTACTCCTATATAATAATAATTTAATTATATTATTAATAGTTTCTCTATATTTTAAATCAGTTTCACGAACACCATTATCTTCCATATCTACACCTTCAGGAGAAACATAAAACACATAGTCATATTCTTCAACTAACTTATAAGCAGCATCACAAAATGCTTCAGCTTCATAGTATTCAATTGAC